GATAAATATTTTAAAAATGCTTTTATTAAATCTTCAGGTCAGCTCAGGAATTCTTTTCCTGAGGAGGACTACGTTATACAGTTTTTACTCAAAACATTTTTAGATATGGATAACGTTGATAAAGAGACTATTATTGTTAGTCGTGACGAAAAGAGTGCAATAGATTGTCACCAGAGGGCCTGTAAAGTCTTTGCTGAACTAAATGATAAGTCAGGTTTGTTCTATTTTAAAGGTTCTTTTTTAGATTTGTGTTCTGGTGTTAAATAGAGGGCCGTTAGGCCCTCTTGGTTTTTTATAATAAATAGTTTTTGAATGTTATCACTTCGGTGCCCATCCAGTTATTAATTTCTTTGAGTTTTTCTTGTAATGGAATAAGTTCATTTCGAACAAATACTTTGCTCGCCTTTTCAATATCACCGAATCCTCCAACATTATTTGGCATAATTCCCATCAGCTGCGGCGGCACGCGATGCACGGCCAGCATGTCATCGCGCGACACGTTTTTGATATTCAGAAACTCATCTTTGGCGGCCACCTCTGACAGCGGGATAATCTGAATCCCGTCTTTCTTCCCGTTCGGGCTGTACATAAACAGATTGCGGAAGTTGCCAGGGCCCTTTGCGCTTTTCATTGCAGTGCGTATGTTGTCAACGTCCTGCTGGCTCTGCGCCGGGTCGGTCATGTACATGATAAAGCCCGCATGACTGCCGTTAATATAATACTTGCGGCGGAACAGGGTAGCCGACTCATTCAGCAGCGCGGACGGGACAGCCGACAGATAGCCCGGCACGCCGTAGATTTCCTGATTGATGTCCGGCTCCATCAGGTGAAATACGCTCCCTTTTGTAAATTCATACGGTTCTGTGTTGAGGCCGTAATGCGCATACCAGTAGGTGTCCAGGTCAAGCCCGCGTCGCGTGTATTTGGCAAGCGATGGCTCCAGTTTCAGTGTGGTGCCGAGGCGGCTGGTGCGCTTCTCCAGATAAGCGTTGGCAAAGACCAGATAATCCATCGCAAAGCGGGTAAAAGCCTGCTGGCTTAAAAGCGGATGCGGGATAAAGGTACTCGCCAGAATGTTGCATTTCACGCTGATAGGTGAGCTGTGATGCACGGCGGCGCGGAACATGCGCGCCAAACCGTCAACGCTTACCGGTGGCTCATACCAGCGGTCATTGATGACGCACTCCACGTAGTCCAGCAGTTCGCGCCGGTCGAGTACCGGGATTGGGTCGCCAAAGGTAAACGCCTCCGAGGCGGCTGTGCTGGTCATCTGTTCCGGTTGCTGCACGGGTTGCGTGCTCGTGCGGTTCCTGCGTCTGCTCATTAATACATCTCCACAATGTTCTGCGTGTGTGCCGCCTGTCCCTGCAGCGGCTCGTTTGCCAGCGCGTGCATGGTCGCCCAGGCTAAATCGCCGTGGCTCACTTCCTCGCTGCGGCTGGTTTCATAGGTCGGACGGTTGCCGCTGGCCGTGGTTGCCTTACGGATGGACATAAACGACTGCGCAATGTCGAGGTGGCTGGCGTCAAACTCCATGCGCCCGCTGCTGATGGTGTCGTAGGCTTTTAGCACCAAGGCATTTTTCACCGTCGGGTTATAAACAAACTCTTTCACCTGCGGGAAAAAGGCTTTCACGTTCTCATAGACGCCGAGGCCGACGCCGGTCGAATCGATGCCGATATAGGTCACGTTGTACTGCTGCGTAAGGGTTTTGATGGCGTCGGCCTGCGCGCGGAAGTCCATCCCACGCCACTGGTGACGCTCAAGGATGCGGAACTTGCCGCCCGGCACGGCTGGCGGGGCGATGACCACACAGCCCGCACTGTCGCCGTTCTGCGTACCCTTCGCCGGGTCGTAACCAATCCAGACCTCTTTCCAGCCGAACGGGCGCAGTGCCAGCGCTTCGAAGTCGTCCCACACTTCCCAGCTGTCCACCATGCATTTCTGCAGCATGGCAAGCTGGAACACCGAAGCGAGATCGTCCATAAACACGCACATCAGCAGGTTTTGATAGTCTTCCGGGCTGTAGCGCGTGCGCAGTTGCTCCAGGTCAAACAGGTCACAGCCGCCGCGCACGGCATCCTCAACGGTGACAATCTGGCGAAACTGGCCGTCGGCACACAGGCGGCCGGCGGCAAGCGACGCGTGGTTTAAATCAATATCAACCCGGTCGGCTTTGACGCGGCCCTTGTTAAACTGTGCGCCTGACCAGAACGGATAGGCGCTGTGCGTGAGGCTGGACGGCGTGGAAAAGTAGGTTTCCCGCCATTTCTTGTGCAGCGCCATGCCGGAGGCGACTTTCTGCAACTCCTGAAATTTCGGGATCCAGAAATATTCGTCCAGGTACAGGTTGCCGTGATAACTCTGCGCAGTGCGGGCGTTGGTGCCGAGGAAGTACAGGCACGCACCATTAGCCAGCGTCATCGGGTCGCCTTTCAGGTCTACATCCGCCTCGCGGGCAAACTCCACGATGTACTGCTTGAATACGTGCGCCTGCGCCTTACTGGCCGACAGAAAAATCTGGTTGCGTCCGGTGGTGAGCGCATCAATCAGCGCCTCGCGGGCAAAAAAGAACGTCGCCCCAATCTGGCGCGATTTCAGCAGGTTGCGGACGGCGTATTTATTGCCTGCTTCCCACCACTGGCGCTGGTAGCCAAACATCGTGCTGTGGAAGATGTCCTGCAGCTTTTCGATCTGCGCGTCGCTGAATACGTTTTTTTCAGGCGGTTTGCGCGGGCCTCTGTTGCGGTTTTCGACATTGGGGTTTAAATCCGCCTCATTGCCGCCGTTGTTAAATTTTCCGATGCGCGCATGGCGCTCTGACTGTCGGGCCAGCAGGTCAATTTCTTTGTAGTCCTTTCCTTCCTTCACCTCTTTCATGACCAGCTGGCAGTAGCGCGCGGCGGTGGTGAGCTGCATCTGGTCAAGCGGGCCATAGTCGCCCCACCTGTCGCGCTTCTTCCAGCTGTGAACGGTTGCGGGTTTCTCTCCCAGCATTTCAGCAATGCGGGCGATGCGGTATCCCTGAAAGTACAGCAGCAAAGCCTGTCTGCGGGGATCGAGGTCTGCGGGGGCGATTGTCGTTGTCATGGCCCCAAAATACGGCCCGCCCGTTTCCTTTTCTGCCGTCCGTGATTGTGTGAATTACGGTACAACGTCGTCGCGTTGTTTCAGTGCCCCTGTCGCCGCAAACATAGGGACTCACAGAGTTTTTATCTAACCGGAGCCTGGACAATGGCAAAGAAAGCAAAGCGTTTCCGCATCGGGGTGGAAGGTGCCACCACGGACGGGCGCACCATCGAGCGCAGCTGGCTGGAACAGATGGCGGCCAATTACGATCCGGCTGTCTACACCGCCGTAATAAACATGGAGCATATCAAGGGTTACACGCCTGACAGCGCGTTTCGCCGTTTCGGTGTGGTCGATGCGCTGGACACCGAAGAAATCAGCGACGGCCTGCTGAAAGGCAAGCTGGGCCTGTACGCGGTGATTAACCCGACGGATGAGCTGGTCACGATGACCGGCAACATGCAGAAGCTTTTCACCTCAATGGAGATTCGCCCGGAGTTCGCCGACACCGGCGAGGCGTATCTGATTGGCCTGGCCGTGACCGACGATCCGGCCAGCCTCGGCACCGAAATGCTGCAGTTCAGCGCCAGTGCGGGCGCTAACCCGCTGGCAAACCGCAAGCAGCATCCTGACAACCTTTTTACCGCCGCCACCGAAACCGTGATCGAGTTTGAGGACGAGGCCGACGAAAAACCGTCCCTTTACAGCCGCGTTGTCGCGCTTTTCAGCAACAAACAGAAATCGGAAGACGCGCGTTTCAGTGACGTTCACCGAGCCGTCGAGCTGGTCGCCACCGAGCAGCAGGAATTCAGCCAGCGCATCGAAACCGCCCTGAGCGAACAGGCCAAAACCCTGCAAACGCAGTTTGCTGCGGAGCTGGGGCAGGAGGTCGCCGCCCGTGAGCAGCTACAGGCGGATTTCAGCCAGTTGCAGGAACAGCTTAGCCGTGAAGACGGGCGCCAGGACTACCGCCCGCGCACGCCCGGCAACGGCAACAGCAACAGCCAGGACGTGCGCACCGACTGCTGAAGCAGGCGCGGCCAATCCTCTTAACGAACAGAGAACACGAAACGATGAAAAACAACACCCGCTTTAAGTTAAACGCCTACATGTCGGTACTGGCGGAAATCAACAAAATCAACCTGTCGGCACTCAACAGCAAATTTACCGTTGAGCCATCCGTGGCGCAGAAGCTGGAAACAAAAATTCAGGAGTCATCTGACTTTCTGACGCGCATCAACATCGTGCCGGTCGCCGAGCAGAGCGGCGAGCGTCTGGGGCTGGGGATCGGCGGCACGATTGCCGGTACAACCGATACCACGCAGAAAGAGCGTGAACCTACCGATCCCACCTACATCGACGGCGAAGGCTATAAATGCACGCAGACCAACTTTGACACGGCGCTGCCTTACGCGAAGCTGGACATGTGGGCGAAGTTTGCCGACTTTCAGGTGCGCATCCGCGACATGATTGTGAAGCGCCAGGCGCTTGACCGCATCATGATCGGCTTTAACGGCCTCAAGCGTGATAAAACCTCTAACCGCGTGCAGAACCCGCTGCTGCAGGACGTCAACATCGGCTGGCTTGAGAAAATCCGCCAGGAGAAACCGTCACAGGTGATGGGCCAGCATATCGACAGCAACGGCAAAGTTGTCGCCGATAAAATCACCATCGGTAAAGGCGGCGTATTCAACAACCTTGATGCCGTGGTGATGGGCGCGGTGTCTGAAAAAATCGCCGTGCAGTATCAGGATGACACCGAGCTGGTTGTGATCTGTGGCCGCCAGCTATTGGCCGACAAATATTTCCCGATCGTCAACAAAGACCAGCCCAACACCGAAGCGCTGGCCGCTGATTTGATTATCAGCCAGAAGCGCATCGGCGGACTGCCTGCGGTGCGTGCGCCGTTCTTCCCGGCAGATGCGATGCTGATTACGCGCCTTGATAATCTGTCGATTTATGTCCAGGACGACACGCGCCGCCGCTCCCTCATCGACAACCCGAAACGGGATCGCGTTGAAAACCTTGAATCGGTCAACGAGGCGTATGTGGTTGAAGACTACGACTGCACCTGCCTGATCGAAAACATCGAAGTGCTGGAGCAGGAGAAAGAGAAGGAAGAAGAGGTCAAAACCAGCGGCGCGCCAGCAGAAATGAGCGAAGCAGAAATCGAACGCATTGCCACTGTTGCAGCAAACGTCGTCAAGGCAATGAGCGAGCAGGGCGCGGCGAATGTTGAATCTGGCGCTGGCAACAATACCGGCACCGGCAGCGCAGGAGCGTAACCCGTGACCAATCCTTTCCGCGCGCACACGCGCTTCATTCAGGGACATGAGGCCGCCCGCACGGGCGGCAATGGTCGCCATGCGAAAGGCTATGACCTGATGCTGCTGCAGCTTAACGAAGACCGCCGCCGCCTCAAGGGCATTCAGTCCACTGTCACCAAGGCGCAGATTAAGGTTGAGGTGCTGCCGAAATATGCCGCCTGGGCAGAGGGCGTGCTGAGCGCCGACGGGGCGCAGCAGGACGACGTGATCATGTACGTCATGCTGTGGCGTATCGATGCCGGTGATTATGCCGGTGCGCTGACCATTGGCCGCCATGCGCTTAAACATGGCTGGGTGATGCCGGTCGGCAAGCGCAACACGGCGACGGTGCTTACCGAGGAAATGGCCGACGCCGCAAAGGCCGCCATGCTGGCCGGAACGCCGTTTGATGCTGAGCTGCTGCTGCAGACGCTGGACGCGGTGGACGGGGAAGACATGCCGGATCAGTCGCGTGCACGCCTGCACAAGTCCATTGGCTGGGTGCAGACCGAAAGCAACCCGGTATCCGCGCTGAATCACCTTAAGCACGCCCTGCAGTTGGACGAAAGATGCGGGGTGAAAAAAGACATTGAGCAGCTTGAGCGGAAACTACGCAAAGAAAGCTGATAACCGAACGTGCCCACGCGCGGGGCGGCACGGGGTGGCGACAGGCAGCGCTGCATCAAAACCCCGTCCACCGCCCACCTATTCAGGAGTAGTAAGGATGCAGTTTACAGCGCCAGAGCAGTCGCCGGTTGCGCCGGTCATTATCCCTAACAATTCATTCTGGCCGGATCTGGATTTGGCTAAGTTTCGCAGCGCGATGCGCGTTGAAGGCACCGTAACGCCGGAGCGTCTGAAACAGGTTGTGCTGACCGCCATCTCAGAGGTCAACGCAGAGCTGTATCCGTGGCGGGAACGGCAGGAAATGGCAGGTTATAACGGGCTGGCCGACGTACCGGCTGAGCAGTTGGCCGGAAAGAGCGTGCGACTGCACCACTATGAAAATGCCGTGTGGTGCTGGACGCGTGCGGTACTTAATGAGCGATACAGCGACTTTGACGCCACCGCATCCGGCGTGAAGCGCGGCGAGGTGCTGGAGGATGCCAGCGGCGATTTATGGCGCGATGCGCGCTGGGCCATCAGCCGCGTGCAGGATCTGCCGCACGTAACCGTCGAGCTTATCTGATGAAAGTGCGTGCGCAGCAGTATGACACGGTGGACGCACTTTGCTGGCGTCACTACGGGCGAACGCAGGGGCTTTCCGAGCGTGTTTTACAGGCTAATCCGGGACTGGCGGAATACGGCCCCACCTTACCCCACGGTTTAGAGGTCGAGCTGCCGGACGTTGCGCCCGCAGCCACGGCGCAGACCGTGCAGCTATGGGACTGAATCATGTGGGAAAGAATCTGCACGTTTATCACCTGGTCGATAGCCGTTTTTATGGCATGGCTGGGCGACTTATCGGTTAAGGACGTTTCAACATGGGCCGGGCTGATTATCGGCATCGGTATGGCGCTAATCAGCTGGTACTACAAGCACAAAACCTACCAGCTGCTGGCAAGCGGGCGCATCACGCGGGAGGAGTATGAATCTGCAAACCGTTAAACGCTGCGCCGTGGGCGCGGTGCTGGCCATCGCCGCCACGCTACCGGGCTTTCAGCAGCTGCACACCTCGGTTGAGGGTCTGAAACTGATTGCTGACTACGAGGGCTGCCGCCTGAAACCTTACCTGTGCGATGCGGGCGTGTGGACCGACGGGATCGGCAACACGCGGGGCGTTGTACCCGGCAAAAGCGTTACCGAACGGCAGGCAGCCGGGACGTTTATCACCAACGTGTTACGCGTCGAGGCGGCACTGGCGCGCTGTGTAGCGGTCACCATGCCGCAGCAGGTTTATGACGCGCTGGTGTCGCTGGCGTTTAACGTCGGCACCGGTAACGTGTGCGGCTCAACGATGGTGAAACTCATCAGGGCCAGCCGGTGGCGTGATGCCTGTTATCAGCTGCCGCGCTGGGTGTACGTGAAAGGCATATTTAATCAGGGACTGGATAACCGGCGCGGGCGGGAACTGAGCTGGTGCCTGAAAGGGGCTGCATCATGATGCGCACCGTTATGATGACCTGCTTTGGCGTGCTGCTGGTGACTGCCGGGCTGCTGTCGTGGCAGCTGCACAGCGCAAACAGGACTATCGGCACGCAGGTGGCAGAGCTGGCCGCAAAGGACAAAAAGCTGAGCCAGAAAAACAGCCAACTGATGGCGGTCAAAATCCTGGCGCAGAGCAGCAACCTTGCGCAGACGCAGCTTTATGCAGCGGCTGAGAAAAACAACGCACTGCTGCGCCAGCGGCAGCGCCAGATTGAGGATCTGAAACGTGAAAATAACGCACTTCGCCGCTGGTCTGATACCCCTCTGCCTGATGCTGCTGTCCGGCTGCGCCAGCGACCGGCCATCACAGGAGGTGAATCTTACCGTCAGTGGCTGTCCCAGAATAACCCGCTGCCAGCTGGGGCCGTCGGCGGCGCGCACTAACGGTGATTTACTGGCTCTGCTGGATGAAACAGAAACTGCCTGGGCGGCCTGCGCCGACAAGGTGGACACCATAGTGACCTGCCAGGAGAAAGACGATGAACAAGCCGCAGTCCTTGCGCGAAGCCCTGAATAAATCCGTTGAATACGTGCGGGCGAACCCCGACAGGCTGCACCTGTTCGTTGACAGCGGCGCATCAGTTGCCACCTCTGCCGCGTCAGTGTCGTGGGAATACCGCTACACGCTCAACGTGGTGATTACGGACTTCACCGGCGATCAAAATTTGCTGATGGCGGCGGTGATGTACTGGCTGCGCACCAACCAGCCCGACGCCCTGCAGAATCCTGCAGAGCGTGACCGGCTTTTTACGTTTGAAGTGGATATTCTCGGCAACGGTGCGTGTGACATCAGCATTAATTTAAAGCTGACAGAGCGTGTTATTGCCGAGGAGGTCGAAGGCTTGACCGTAGTCAGAGCCGTGCCGGAGCCGGATGAGCCAGAGGAAGCCTGGACGGTGCGCCATGAATAATCTGCACGAGGTTGACGCCTGGCTGAATGCGCTGCTGGCAAAGCTGGAACCTGCAGAGCGCAAAAAGATGCTGCGCGAGGTGGCGAGCGACGTCAGGCGGATTCAGCAGGCCAACATGACGGCGCAGCGTGCGCCCGACGGCAGCGCATGGGAGCCGCGCCGCGTATCCGCCAGAACAAAGCCGGGGCGGATTAAGCGCAAAATGTTTGTGAAGCTGAAAACCGCAAAGTACCTGAAAACAAAGGCAACCGGCGACAGTGCCGAGGTGGCTTTCATTCCTGTCGTGCAGCGCCTTGCCCGCGTTCACCATTACGGGCTGCGTGACCGCGTGAGCAAACGGGGCATTACGGTGAAATACGCTGAGCGCCCATTGCTGGGCGTTAATAGCGAGTTAGAAACAACAGTGCGTGAGACGATGCTGCGTTGGCTTGTAAAATAGTGATCACCTATTCACTGGAGTCACTCTTTTGGTATTCAGGTCTTTTTTTTCTGCTTTCGATAATAGGGGTTTTAAATATCTCAGCAACAGAATATCCGGCGCGGACGACACAGACAACGGCAAGGAAAAGTATTGAACGCAACAATAATGAATTCTCTGACCTAATCATTTCAACGTTGATTTCAGGGAGCTTTAGCCCGCTAAGTGTATAGTTGAGCGTTATGTGAAGGCCATAAAGAAAGGCGCATGCTGAATAAATATTCCAAATGGCATTTATAGCATTTTTATAAACGTCAAATTTACCCATTCTGATAAGAAGTGCCCCATGTATGACGGAACAAGCCAATATGCCTGACAGATAGTTTATTAATTGCCTTTCGTCTGTGGATTCGGTTCTATCCCAAACGAATGCTGTCAGCGCAAGTAATGCCACTATTGTAATAACTAATCTTTTTGGTAAGCCTAATCCCATCCCCATGTCGATCTCCTTTTTTAAGTCGCTTTTGTATGAGTCGTCATACAACGCATTATTGATGTCAGAATTTTAATGCCGTTGCAATGTAGCGGTATGAATACACAACTCACTGAAATCATGCGCCTCATCACCAACCTGATCCGCACCGGCACCGTGTCCGACGTCGATCCGGTTAATTGGCTGTGCCGGGTGAAAACGGGCGACCTCGAAACCAACTGGATTAACTGGCTCACCCTGCGCGCCGGTAACACGCGTACATGGTGGCAGCCCACCGTTGGCGAGCAGGTCATGTTGCTGAGCCTGGGCGGCAACCTCGAAACCGCCTTTGCGCTACCCGCGATTTATTCCGATGCATACCCGCCGCCGGATTATTCAGAGAACGGCAGCGCCACGCAGTTTAGCGACGGCGGTTTTTTTCAGTACGAACCGGCAACCGGCCAGTTGCTGATAAAGAACATCAAAAGCGTGCGCATCGAAGCGGCGGACGGCATTCAGTTGTTAACTGAGGCATTCGGCGTTGAGGCCAGCATGACGACCATCAACAGCGACGCGGCCATTAACGGCGCAGTGACGCAGGGCGGCGGCGCGCTGAGTTCTAACGGCGTCGTGGTGCATACCCATAAACACGGCGGCGTTAAGTCCGGTAATGACACATCAGGAGGCCCGGCGTGATGTATCTCGGTATGAACCGCGACACCGGCAAAGCGCTGACCGGTATCGATCATATTCGCCAGAGCGTCAGCGATATTCTGCTGACTCCGGAGGGCAGCCGCCTGGCGCGTCGTGAATACGGCTCCATGCTTTCCGCGCTCATTGACCAGCCGCAGAACGGTGTCACCCGTATGCAGGTTATGGCGGCGACCTATACCGCACTGAGCCGCTGGGAGCCGCGCATCCGGCTGATTTCAGTGAATTACACAACGGCATATGACGGTTCGATGGTCGTTGAGATAAACGCACAGCGTGCCGACGGTTCGCCGCTGGCAATGACCATACCTACGGGGGTGAATCGTGGCAGTGATTGACTTATCGCAGCTTCCCGCGCCGGAAGTCATTGAGGTGCCGGACTTTGAAACGCTGCTGGCCGAACGTAAAGAAAACCTCATTGCGCTCTATCCGTCAGATGAGCAGGACGCCATGCGCCGCGTGCTGGCGCTGGAATCCGATCCGCTGGTCAAGTGCCTTCAGGAGAACGTCTACCGCGAAATCCTGTTGCGCCAGCGCATTAATGAAGCCGCGCAGGCGGTCATGGTGGCCTATGCGCTCGGCACCGATCTGGATCAGCTGGCGGCCAACAACAACGTTAAGCGCCTGACCATCACCCCGGCCAACCCTGACGCCGTGCCGCCCGTGGCGGCGGTGATGGAGTCCGACGACGATTTACGCCTGCGCGTGCCGGGGGCGTTTGAGGGGCTGAGCGTGGCGGGGCCGACGGCAGCCTATGAGTTTTACGCAAAAAGCGCCGACGGGCGCGTGTCTGACGTGTCGGCAACGAGTCCGGCACCGGCGGAGGTACTGATTACGGTACTGAGCCGGGACAACAGCGGGGCGGCAACGGATGATTTACTGAATGCAGTAAACGTCGCGTTAAATGCGGAAACCGTCCGCCCGGTGGCTGATCGCGTCACCGTGCAGGCCGCAGCGATATTCAACTATCAGGTAAAAGCCACGCTGCACCTGTTTGACGGCGTGGCCGCCGCCCCGTGTCTGGAGGCGGCGCAGGCCGCAATGACCGCTTACCTGACCGACCAGAAAAAGCTGGGCCGCAGCGTGCGCCGCGAGTCTTACGGGGCGGTGCTGCGCGTGGCGGGCGTAGACTGGGTGGAAATCACCGAACCGGCGCAGGACATCATTCTGAACCGCACACAGGCGGGCAACTGCACGGCGGTGGCCGTCGCGGTTGCCAGCGATAACGGGGGTAAAGGATGAGTCAGAGCCTTTTACCGCCCGCGTCCTCGGCACTTGAGCGCAGGCTGGCCGAGGCGTGCAGCGGCATCAGCGGGCTGAGCGTGCCTCTGCGCGATCTCTGGAATCCCGCCACCTGCCCCGCATCGTTTCTGCCTTATCTCGCCTGGTCATTCTCGGTTGACCGCTGGGATGAGGCCTGGCCGGAAAGCGTCAAGCGGCGCGTGGTGCTGGATGCGTTTTACATCCATCAGCATAAAGGCACCATCAGCGCCGTGCGCCGCGTGGTGGAGCCGTTCGGCTTCCTGATCCGCGTGCTGGAGTGGTGGAAAACCGGCGAAGTGCCCGGCACGTTTCGCCTGGATATTGGCGTGCAGGATCAGGGCATTACCGAAGAAACCTATCAGGAGCTTGAGCGGCTTATCAGCGATGCCAAGCCCTGCAGCCGTCACATGCTGGGCATGAGCATCAACCTGCAGAGCGGCGGCCCGTGCTTTACCGGCGCGGCCAGCTACGACGGCGACGACCTTGCCGTTTATCCCTACACGCCCGATCTTATCTCCGTCAGTGGCCCGGCATATGCGGGCGCGGCGGTTCACGTTATCGACATGATGGAAGTGGGACCATGACACAGAAATTTTACGCCATAGTGACCAACCTGGGCGCGGCGAAGATTGCTAACGCCGTGTCGCTCGGCACAAAGCTGAATATCACGCATATGGCCGTTGGCGACGGCGGCGGCACGCTGCCAACGCCCAACGCGGCACAGACAACGCTGGTTAACGAGGTGCGCCGCGCGGCGCTCAATTCGCTGACCGTGGATGCAGCCAACAGCAGCCAGATTATTGCCGAGCAGGTGATCCCCGAAACCGAGGGCGGTTTCTGGATCAGGGAAATGGGACTGTTTGACGCTGACGGCTCGCTGATTGCGGTCTGCAACACGGCAGAAACCTATAAGCCGCAACTGCAGGAGGGCAGCGGGCGCACGCAGCGCCTGCGTATGCTCATCATCGTGAGCAGTACCGAGGCCGTGACACTGAAAGTCGATCCGTCGGTGGTGCTCGCTACGCGCCAGTATGTGGACGAAAAAGTATTAGAGGTACGCCAGTACGCTGACAGCCTGATGACGGCGCACCTGAAAGCCGCTGACCCGCATACGCAGTATGCACCGAAGGAAAGTCCGGTCCTGACCGGCATCCCGAAAGCCCCCACGGCGGCAGCAGGAAACAGCAGTACGCAGCTGGCAACCACGGCGTTTGTTCAGGCCGCGCTGAGCGCGCTTGCGGGCGGCGCACCTGCCGCGCTGGACACCCTCAAGGAGCTGGCCGACGCGCTGGGCGGCGATGCGAATTTTTCCACGACGGTGCTTAACAAGCTGGCCGGTAAAATGGACATCGCGAAAAACGGCAGCGACATAGCTAACGTGTCCGCGTTTCTTAAAAATCTCGGCCTGGGCGACGGTTCGGCGCTGCCTGTCGGCGTGCCGGTGCCGTGGCCTGTTGCAACAGCGCCATCAGGCTGGCTGAGGTGTAACGGTGCCACGTTCAGCGCGTCAGATTACCCGCAGCTGGCGAAAGCCTATCCGTCGCTGCGGCTGCCTGACCTGCGTGGCGAGTTTATCAGGGGCTGGGATGACGGACGCGGGCTTGACCCGTCCCGCGCGCTGTTGTCCGCACAGGAGGCGACGGTAGTGGGCGGTTATGATGATAACGAATCCGGCGATTTCAGCGCCATCAGTTCACCGAATTACGCATTCAGTGACCCGTTAACCGGCGGCCAGCTGGCAATGATTCAGGGCAAGACCTGGATAAACAAGGCAAGCAGTGCGATGGATTCGTACAACTGGTATGCGTTCGCCTCTACCCGCCCGCGTAACGTCGCATTTAACTACATCGTGAGGGCAGCATAATGTCACAGCAGAACAGTGAAGCACTGAGCGCGGACGGCCTGGCTGTCGCGCCCGTTACCGTAAACGTGTTTAACTTTGATCAGGCGAGCGGGATTTACACCGGCAGCAGCCTGGAGTTTCTGCCAAAAGGTGTCGGTCTGCCAGCGCACTCTACGGCAGTCGCGCCCCCTGATGACGTTGCCGGGCGGGTGTGCGTTTATAAAGACGGCAGCTGGCAGCAGGTGCCGGACCATCGCGGCGAAACGGTTTACAGCACGGCAACCGGTGCGGCGGTGACAGTCACGCAGCCCGGTGATTATCCGGCCGGGACAACGCCGGTTAAGCCAGAAACGGCCTTTGACCGGTGGGGCGGCGCAGCCTGGGTAACTGACAAAGCGGCAAAACAGCGCGCCGCCGTTGAGGCGGCACAGGCGGAGAAAAGCGCCCGTATCACCGAAGCGGCGGACGTGACACAGGCATGGCAAACGCAGTTGATGCTCGGCATCATTTCCCCCGACGATAAGGTAAAACTCACGGCCTGGATGACCTACCTGCAGGCCGTGCAGGCGACAGACCCCACCACCGCGCCCGCTGTCAGCTGGCCTGACCGGCCCGCGCAGTAATCAAAGGCCCGTTTCGGGCCTTTTTCCTTTGTGTCATCTGCCAGACAATGGCCGCAGGGTGCGCCCGCGCGCCATCCCTTTCACCATAGCGGAACCCCTTAACAGAGGATCTGCTCTATGGCACAGGATTATCATCACGGCGTGCGCGTTGTCGAAGTCAACGAAGGTACCCGAACCATTACCACCGTCAGCACGGCCATCATCGGCATGGTCTGCACCGCCGACGACGCCGACGCGGCAGCGTTTCCGCTCAACCGCCCGGTTTTACTGACCGACGTCACAACTGCCATCGGCAAGGCCGGTAAAACCGGTACGCTGGCCGCTTCACTGGACGCCATCGCCGACCAGGCAAAACCGCTCGTCGTCGTCGTGCGCGTCGCGCAGGGCGAAACCGAGGCGGAAACCACATCCAACATCATCGGCGGCGAGACCGCAGACGGGATGCGCACCGGCATGAAAGCACTGCTGGCCGCGCAGAACGTCTGTGGCGTTAAACCGCGCATTCTCGGCGTGCCGGGGCATGACACAAAGGCGGTGGCAACCGAGCTGCTGAGCGTCGCGCAGACCCTGCGCGCGTTTGCGTATATCTCAGCATGGGGCTGCAAAACCGTGTCAGAGGTCATTGCCTACCGCGCTAATTTCAGCCAGCGCGAAGGAATGCTTATCTGGCCTGACTTCATCAGCTTTGACACCGTGCTGAACGCTGACGCGACGGCGTATGCCACCGCCCGCGCGCTCGGACTGCGCGCCAAAATTGACGAGGCGACCGGCTGGCACAAGTCCCTGTCTAACGTCGGCGTGAACGGCGTCACCGGCATTTCAAAAGACGTGTTCTGGGATTTACAAGACCCGGCAACCGATGCGGGCCTGCTGAACCAGAACGACGTTACCACGCTTATCCGCAAGGACGGTTTCCGCTTCTGGGGTTCACGCTGCCTGAGCGATGACCCGCTGTTTGCCTTTGAGTGCTACACCCGCACGGCGCAGGTGCTGGCCGACACGATGGCCGAGGCGCAGCTTTGGTCCGTTGACGGCGCGCTGAATCCGTCGCTTGCCCGCGACATCATCGAAAGTATACGCGCCAAGCTGCGCAGCATGGTGAATCAGGGCTATCTCATCGGCGCAGACTGCTGGCTGGATGACACTGTAAACACCAAAGACACGCTAAAGGCCGGGCAACTCATTATCGATTACGACTATACGCCGGTGCCGCCGCTGGAAAATCTGATGCTGCGCCAGCGCATCACTGACCAGTATCTGGTCAACTTTGCCGCCAGCGTTAAAGCATAAGGAGCTGAACACATGGCCTTACCCCGTAAGTTAAAACACCTGAACCTGTTTAACGCAGGCGACAACTGGCAGGGCGTGATCGAATCGCTGACCCTGCCGAAACTCACTACGAAGTTTGAAAAATACCGGGGCGGCGGGATGCCGGGCGCGGTGGATATTGATATGGGCCTTGACGATGGCGCGCTGGACACGGAATTCACCATCGGCGGCACCGAGGCGAAGCTGTTTAAACAGATGGGTACGCCGACGATTGACGGCATTCAGCTGCGCTTTACCGGCTCCATTCAGCGCGACGACACGGGCGAGGTGCAGGCGGTGGAGCTGGTCACGCGCGGGCGTTACAAGGAGCTGGATTCCGGCGAGTGGAAAACGGCGGACTCCAACACCACCAAAGTGTCGGCAACCAACAGCTACGCCAAGCTGACCATTAACGGCGAAGTGCTCTACGAAGTGGATCTGGTCAATATGGTTCACATCGTTGACGGCAAAGACCTGCTGGAAGCGCACCGCAGCGCGCTGGGCTTCTAACCGGCCTGTTATCACGGCGGCAGGCGCTGGCTTGCTGCTTTTATCAATCTTATTAAGTGGATTAAGAGCATGAGCGACATCAAAAACGAAAAAACCGTCATCCTGGACACCCCAATCAAGCGTGGCAAAACCGAGATTAAAGAGATTGTCCTGCGCAAGCCGCAGTCCGGTGCGCTTCGCGGCGTGCGGCTGCAGGCGCTGATGGAAATGGACGTCAACGCGGTGATGGCCGTATTACCGCGCGTGTCTGCCCCGGCGCTCACTGCGCAGGAGGTCAACGAAATGGACCCCGCCGATTTACTGGCGCTGTCGGTGGAGGTGGTCACTTTTTTGTTGCCGAAGTCGGCGCTGTCGGCTTTCCCGCAGAGCTGACCGTAGACGATCTGGTGGCAGACATCGCCACCGTGTTTCACTGGCCGCCACCGGTCATGTTCGCGGAGTCGCTGACGGACGTGCTGATGTGGCGGCACAAAGCGATCCTGCGTAACGGAGCCGGTGACGATGAGTGACAGAAACCTGCGCCTGCAGGTGGTATTGAGTGCGGTGGACAAAATCACCCGCCCTTTCCGTAATGCGCGCGACGGCTCTAAGGAGCTGTCCGCCGCCCTTAAAGCCAGTAAAGACCGCCTCAAAAGCCTGAACGATCAGGCCGGGCGCATTGACGGCTTTCGCAAAACGCGCCAGCAGCTTGCCATCACAGAGAAAAATCTCGCCTCTGCCCGGCAGGAGGCTGCCGCGCTGGCGACGCAGTTTTCCGCCACCAACCGCCCCACGGCGCAGCAGTCCCGCTTACTTGAGCAGGCAAAAAACCGCGTTAATGACCTGCAGCATAGTTACAACGGCCTGCTGCGCTCGGTACAGCAGCAGCGCGGCGCGCTGACCGCCGCCGGTATTGATACAAAGCAGCTGAGCGCGGCACAGCGCCGCCTGAAAACCGACGCCAGCGCCGCAACGGAGGCGATTGAGCAGCAGCAGCGCGAGCTTAAAAAGCTGGGCGAGCGCCAGGCTAAATTGCGCGCCGTGCGTGAGCGCTACGGCAAAACGCTGGAGGCCCGCGATAAGGTGGCCGGAGCCGGGGCGACAGCCACGGCGGCGGGCATGGCAATGGGCGTGCCGTTTGCTGCAGCAATTAAAGCCTCGGCGGATATGGAAGACGCCATGAAGGGCGTGGCAAAGCAGGTCAACGGGCTGCGTGATGACAAAGGCAACCGCACCGCGCAGTTTTACGACATGCAGGCCGCCATCAAGGCCGCCAGTGAGCAGCTGCCGATGGAGCACGGCGCGGTTGACTATGCCGCGCTGGTTGAGGGCGGCGCGCGCATGGGCGTTACCAACCAGAATGACTCTTACGCCGACCAGAAGCGCGATTTACTGGCCTTTGCCACCATGGCGGCCAAAGCGTCAACGGCGTTTGAGCTGCCCGCCGACCAGCTGGCCGAGGGGCTGGGCAAAATCAGCCAGCTGTACAAGATACCGACCCGCAACATTGAGCAGTTGGGCGATGCGCTCAACTATTTAGACGATAACGCGATGTCGAAAGGCGCAGACATTATCGACGTGCTGCAGCGCATGGGCGGCAACGCCGACCGGCTGGACTTTCGCAAGGCGGCGGCGCTGGGGTCAACGTTCCTTTCACTCGGTGCCACCTCTGAGATTGCGGCGAGTTCGGCCAATGCGATGGTGCGCGAGCTGTCGATTGCCACCATGCAGGGTAAGCGCTTTCAGGAAGGGATGACGCTGCTTAAGCTTGACCCGAAAAAGATTGAAAAGCAGATGACCACGGACGCGATGGGAACCATCATCAACGTGCTGGAGAAGGTCAAAAAGCTACCGGAAAATAAACGACTGTCTGCGCTGACGATGATATTCGGCAAGGAGTTCGGCAAGGATGCGGCGAAACTTGCCGACAACCTGCCGGAGCTGCGCCGACAGCTGGCCCTGACGCAGGGCGATGCGGCCAAAGGCTCAATGCAGAAAGAGTCTGACATCAACAAAGATTCCCTTTCCGCACAGTGGATGCTGACCAGAACCGGCGTAGCCAACACCATGAGCGGCCTGGGCGACACGCTGCGCCAGCCGTTGATGGGCATCATGAGCGCGATTAAAAAAGTCACCGGCATGGCTGCGCAGTGGATAGAGAAAAACAAAGCTCTGGCTGGCGCGCTGGTGAAAGTCGGCGCGGCGGTGTCTGCCATCGTTATCGGGCTGGGAACGTTAGCCATCGGCTTTGCGGCCATTGTCGGGCCGATGGCGGTCATCAGGCTGAGCATGGCAACGCTGGGCTTTAAGGGCGCGAGCGCATTCGGAATGATAGGTAAGGCGTTGCGTGTCGTCGGCAGTGGTGTTATCTGGCTGGGCCGCCTGATGTTTGCCAACCCTATTCTGGCCGTATTGGGCCTTATCGCAATGGCAGCAATTTATATCTGGCGTAACTGGGACACCCTCGGGCCGAAGTTTGCGGCATTGTGGCAGCAGGTGACAGATAACACGTCGGCGGCATGGGAGGCCATCAAAGGCAAAATAGCCGGTGCGTGGACGTGGGTTAAATCCCTGTTCACGGACGGCGCGCTGCAGGGAGTCATCAGCAGAGGCTGGGATGCGATACGCGACGGCATCGCCGGCGCATGGCAAAGCATCAAGGTAGCCGTGTCGCAAAAGTGGGATGAACTGGTTAACTCGGCCAGCACACTGCCGGAGCGGTTCAAAGAAGCGGGCAGCAACATGATCAGCGCCATGCTCGACGGCATCACGGCCAAATGGGAGGCGCTTAAGGCCAGACTGTCATCCGTGACAGATCTGCTGCCGGACTTCATGATACCGTCCGGCGACAAGCCTGCGGCACCTGTCGCGACCAGTGGCGTTAAACATCCCGACGGCCCGACAGTCCCGTCGCGCCCGGCGCGTGTTTTCAGCCTTCTGCCTGATTTGATGAGGCCAGACGCCGGAGCGTCAGACCGGCCCGCCGCTGTGGCCGGTAGTGCCAAAACGGCGACCGGCTTTGCCGGGCTGTTTGATAACGGCGGCTATATTCCAGCCGGTCAGTACGGCATCGCGGGCGAGAACGGACCGGAGCTGGTCAACGGCCCGGCGCGCATTACCAGCCGCCGCCGTACTGCCGCACTGGCCGCCTCGGCGGCGCTGGCGATGGGTATGGCTGCCGCACCTGCAGCTGCGCGCCCGCTTCATCCTATGAGCCTGCCCGCTGGCAGCTATGTGCAGGAAAAGGTCACAAAGCAAAGCGCCATAACTGCAGCGCCTGTCACCATACATGCTCCCATTACCATTCATCAGCAGCCGGGTCAGAGTGCGCAGGACGTAGTGGCAGAGGTCATGCGGCAGCTGGATGCAAGAGAGCGTAGGGCGAAAGCCCGCGCGCGGAGTTCTTACCGTGATCAGGAGGGATTTGACGAATGATGATGACGCTGGGGCTGTTCGTTTTCATGCTGGAAACGGTGCCTTATCAGGAGCTGCAGCTGCAGCGCAGCTGGCGGTTTCCGTCTAATAACCGTGTGGGCTTTCGTCCGTCGCTGCAGTTTGCCGGGCCGGACACCGACACGCTGACGCTTTCCGGCGTGTTGCTGCCGGAGCTGACCGGCGGCAGGCTTTCGCTGTATGCCCTAGAGCAAATCGCGGAGCTGGGGCGTGCGTGGCCGCTCATTGAGGGCAGCGGCACCATTTACGGCATGTATGTGATTGAGAGCCTGAGCCAGACCAAAGCCGAGTTTTTCAGTAACGGCGCGTGCAGACGTATTGAGTTCACGCTTACGTTAAAGCGAGCTGATGAATCGCTGGGCGAAATGTTCGGCAGCCTGAGCGGCCAGCTGGATGCCATGAAAAGCGCGGCGGCAGGCGTGGCCGGTAAGGTCACTGCAGCAGCGGGAGGGATTTTCTGATGATGCAGGCAGAAAGCTGGGTAAAAGGGGCGGCCAGCACCCCGGCGTTTCGGCTGACAATGGAAGGTGAGGACGTCACGCAGACCATACAGAAGCGACTCATCAGCATGACGCTGACCGATAACCGGGGATTTGAGGCGGACCAGCTGGACATTGAGCTGGACGACACAGACGGACAGTTGCAGCTGCCGCGCCGGGGCGTCGCGTTGTCCCTCTCTCTGGGCTGGAAGGGTGAAGCGTTGTTTCCGAAAGGCACCTACACGGTGGACGAAATCGAGCACAGCGGCACACCGGACCGGCTCACGCTGCGCGCCCGCAGCGCGGATTTTCGTGAGACGCTGAACACGAAACGTGAGAAATCATGGCACCAGACCACGGTGGGCGACATGGTGAAAGAGATTGCCGGGCGGCACAAATTGCAGATGGCGCTGGGCGATGACATGGCAAAAATGACCATCGACCATCTTGACCAGACCAACGAATCAGACGCCAGCTTTCTGATGCGGCTGGCGAAACAGTGCGGCGCAATTGCCTGCATCAAGAACGGCGGGTTGTTATTCATCCGACAGGGGCAGGGCAAAACGGCCAGCGGCAGGGTGCTGCCGGTTATTACCCTCCAGCGCAAGGACGGCGACGGCCATCGCTTTACGCTGGCGGACCGCGAAGGCTCTGGGTCTTATAAAAATATCCGAGCCCACGAGAACGGACTAGATAACGGATGGCGGCCTTT